ATGGCCTAAATCCACTAACGCTATTCGATGTGCAAGATGTCCATAGCGCCATTCGTCCCGATGTATTTGGTACACATTACAGGCTTACTTACGTGTCCAAAAACATTGTAGCATAAAGCAATGGATCTATGTAAAAGGCATAGGTCCATTTTAATCTTTACCTGAACAAAAAAAAAGAGCCTATGAACTAAATCATAGGCTAAATATACGAAAAAATAGTTGAATGTATTTATTGTGTCATATTCATATTTTGACACTTTTTTTTATCTAATTGTAATTTTTGAACATTTTGTACAATTTTGACTCCTTTATGACTGTTTTTATAAGAATCTTCCATAAGGAGATGTATTGATACCTTTGTCATTTAGCTTGCCGGCTTTCATCCAGCGACGCTCACCTGATGAAGCTGAGGTCCATGAGATCCATACGAATCCTTCACGTCTTACATATCCGTCGTAGTGCACAGACATACTAGGCGCATAGATCAAGCCTGTGTCCACACCCTTCTCAGTAGGTGCCTTACGAATCTTAAGATTGCAGTTTGGATAGAAAGTAGCGTTTTCCTTTACAAAGTCAGAAGGGATACTGTTCAACACTGTTGGAGTGCTTGCGGTCCCTCCCGGAACATGTGGATCTGAATCGATACCAGCATCATTTGTCCAGCCTGTTCCTTTATTCAACAAATAAGGATGCTCGGCTCCTGCAATAACTCTTGTGATGGTTCCATTCCAGTCGCCTGTATACTTTTTACCACCTTGTGACTGCGTCCAAAGAGTATTTGTGCATACCTTGGTACCAACTCCATATTTGCAAGTTGGTTTCGGTGTAGCTGTTGGAGTGGCCACACTTGCATTAGATCCATCCAGTTTAGCGTTGACTTCTTTAGCAAGTTGAGACATACGAGATTCAAGCCATGCGCCAGGGCAAGCCGTTGCTGCATACATCTTATGCATTGTAAGTGATCCAGCGCTTGTACCTGTGTAATTCAATCGGAAGCCATGGCGTTTACAGATGTCTACGCATAAATTTACCAAGGCATTCCAAGTAGCCTGAGTCATTTCTCCAGTCGCGTTGTCGATGTTTCCACATTCGATTGTGACGGCCTGAGAATCATTCCACCATGATGAACTTGTCCATGCTGCATTCTCTTCATCTACGGAACATGCAATGTCTCCGTTGATTCCGATACAGTAGTTTGAAGAAGCCTGACGTTGATTTCTGGCAAAGTAGTCTGCGCATTGTCTTCCACTCCAGGCTGCAGCCATGTAATGCGGTGTGATTTTACAGATTTTATTACCGAAGCGGCCGGTATAGTGCTGCGTAGTTCGATTGCAATAAGTAGCTAAGCTTGAATAGGACATACTAGATCAACTCCTTCTTCTAAGCCGTTGGAAAGTTCTTCCTGAGTTTCTTTTGGCAAATCTTCAAATTTGATTTCATTTTCTTCCATGTTTCTGTCCTCCTAATTCTTCTCGACTAAAAAGTCCTGGATTTCTTTTCGTGTAGCCTTTAGGCTTTCTTTATCGTCTTCCGATAACATTCCATCAAGAATGGCCATGTTCGCCTTTAACATCAGATCGCCTCGCTTCTTGTCCTCTTCCAACCGACCATCATGATCTGATAGAATGCGAGTATGCTCTTCTAATTTGCGATTGATACCTTCCTGATTCAGTGTTATCTTCTCAAGCGAATTCAATCGTTCGTTATCGCGATGCAATAATTCTGTATGTCTCTTCACTGTTTCTTTAAGATCATCGCTCGGCTTTTTTAACTCCTTAATAATCTTAACAGTGGCCCAGACAAGACCAATAAAAGTAAGACACCAGACAATCTGTTCACTAGTAATCACAAAGTTCATTACCAGCGCCCTCACTAGTTTTCTTTCGTTTCTTCATCTTCAGTATAAGGTGAGTCTACTTCTGGTAATCCAGCTAAGGATGTAAGAATAGATAAGATGCCGGCTAAGATTGTACTAGACACAGCCACTTTGATATCTACCTGTTCCAATAACTGAGAAGTACCAATCATAGCAATCAATGTTTGGCACATAGTCTTCAAGCAACGTGTTAATGCAGCATTCCACCAGTCCGCAGATTTTAAATATTTCATGTTTCTTTCCTCCTCTTCACAAGAAAAAAGAGCCTAACAGCGTAGGCTCCTGACTTATTCAGTCACTAAATCTTCACAGCCACTATCGATCAACAATTCTTTAACTTTGTCTTTCAATAGTCTAGGTACGTCTGCATATTTCTTTTTACCTAGCATGATCTGTTGTGCCCATAACATAGCCATCATGTCCCTGCCTCCTTTCCCTGAGAATAAATAAATGAGACTCGCTATCATTGATATACCAGCTCACTCATTTCCAGAACACACTGTGTCAGCATGTCATTCTGGTCCTTTAGATCCTGGATCTGTTCTTCCAGTGTCTTTGGCTTTGGATCTTCAGTAACTTTCGGCACATAGTCTAAATATTTTTCTGGATGAGCCTTCAGATCTTCTAGATCCAGGTTTTCTTTCTTTTCACAGAACTCTGCATAATCATAGTAATAAACCGTATGCTTTACATTTTCTTCGTTAACGGACTCAGGATAGTTGACTTCTGTTTCTTCCTTTACCTCTTCATTTAAGTAAATGTAAACATAGATATTGCCATCAAATTCCTTGAGTTCTAAGTTCGGTTTCTGTTCGTAAAATCTTATATTCATTTGAAACAACCTTTCTAGCTTTTCTGAACAAAGCATATAAACTGTTACCCTGCATAAATGATAAAGAATCTGAATGTTCCAGAATCCCTTTGAAGCTTAGAAGTCGTTTTGCCAACTTAAAACTTTTTGGTTTTCTCTTAAATCGAAAGCAGGCTCTTTTTATCTTTTTGAAAGTACCTCTTCTCACAGTGATGTGATCTCGATAGATGCGATATCCCATCATATCGATAAAAGAATCATCTGTGATTTTAAAGCATCTCCAGGAGTCCTTTACGGCAAGGCCCATTTCTTTTAAAGTCTGAATAATCACCTGAGCCGCTAACATTAGATTTCTTGAATTGGATCCAAGAATAAGAATGTCATCCATGTAAAAAAGGGCATGCAACACTAGCATTACCCTTTTAATGATTCCATCTTTTTTATGTCTTTCTCTGTACAGGCGTTCCTTGATCATGTGATATAGATCAGATAGATACAGATTGCCTAGATACTGTGATAAATAGCTTCCTATGCTTAGCCCTTTTTTGAATGTATTTATCAGGGTCTCAACAAGCCATAATAAAGGCTCATTTTTAACATGTTTTCTAAGCCAGGCCATCAGTTTTTCACGTGGTATAGACTCATAGTATTTACGGATATCAAATTTACACGCATATTGAACTTCATATTTTCCATTTACTTTCTTTCTGAGCCATCTTTGAATAGCATAGGCACCGTACAATTGTCCTCGTTTAGGTATACTTGCACATTGATAGGTTCCAATTCTTTTAATCAATTCTTTTAGACCTTCTACTGCAATGTAGTCATACATTTGTTGCTTGATATCCTGTATTCCTATTGTTCTCATCTTCTGTGATCCTGAGTCATACTTATTCTTGTACCATATTGGTAACAGTTCTAAATTTCTATTTAGCAATTCATTTTGTAAAGCAAGACTGATATTCTCAATATTTCCATACTGTTCAAAAATACGTTTTATATCGTATCTGTCTTTACTTTTGCCTTTAAGGCATTTACATACTGATTTTTGAATTAAATCAATATTCGTAATATCAATGTCCTTACACAATCGTTTCATAATACACCTCCGATTGCTGTATAAATAGGTTTTCTGCTTTATGCCTACTAGCCTATGTTTCTTTAATACAAATTTTACGTCACGAAACCCTCGTCAACGTTAGCCTTTAAAAAGGGCTCCTTCTAGAGGAGCGAAACATGGTTTAGTGTTTAAATATTTGTTTTATGCAATATGCCGCGAGATAGTTCCACCTGGTATTCGAAAGGCCGTTCCTGCAATTCAGGTAAGAAAGACCCGCATTACCGCTATTCCTGAGATTACCGCCCATGGGAACCACCTACCATGAGTCCTATATAATTATTTACTGTGTGAATACAATTCTTTGGCTAAGGGGGGCGAGCCCCCTTAGAATCCCCCGATTGAAACAAAATCAATCGGCCGCGAGAAAGCCCCACCAGGTAATCGAAAGGCCGCCCCAGCAATCCAGGCAAGAAAGACCCGCATGACCGCCATTCCCGAGATCACCGCCCATAAGGTATTCTCTGGATCCACTTGTTTGAGATCCTCCAGCCCAGCACATATCGCCAATTCCCTGTGCTTCTCCTGATCCCTTTGCAGAAGGGTACCATACACCTTCTGAGTGAGCTACATCACCAATCCAGAAGTCAGCTCCGTTCTTGTCTGGATTTGGAATTGTTCCTACTTTCTTATAAGTATTCTTTATTTTTGTTTTATCTGTAATGTGATCTGTCCCTCTTGGTGCATAATAAACATCCTTAGAACTGTCTGCATTGAAGAACATTACTGTATCACTGGCTACCTGATAACCACCTACGTGATATTCGATTCCCTGGATACGATATGGGTGGGCAAAGTCTGTATTTGATACAGGTGAGCCATCGTGATGACCTATTACAGCATCTGTAGCCCCTGCTCTGTAGTGCATACTCGTTAAATACACTGAATTTCCACTTACAGGAGCTGTCGCGAAGGCCTCACAGTCTAAGTAAACACCATAAGTTGTGTCATTTATTTTTTCTACCTTTGTTACAAGTACGTCATCTGCGTATGCATGCAACGTGCTTACACTTCTATCTAGATTCGACGCTGCTGCATAACCAACTGATACATAGGATCCAACTTTCACTTTATCTTTGTCTGCTACACTAACAGGAAAGTATTTGTGTTTATCTGCAGATTCTACTGATGCCTTTAACTGAACATTGTAGTTTGTGCATCCGCCGAACACTTTCTGCACATTCTTTTGTGCATGCTTGATAGCCAAGAAAATCTGTGCAAAGGTCATACGGCTTGACCCGGCGCCCCAGTATCCTTTTCCCTTTTTCTGATAGTTCGTAATCATATTCGAGTAGGACTGGTCTCTTGCAGGCTTCAAACCAGGCTGAGATCTCAATAAACCATCAGATGCAACTCCACTGAAGAAACGTGACTGTACAAAGTAAGGCATCACAGTTCCGTCTGCACGCTTTGCCATACACCAAGGCTGTAATCCTAAGGCATGGTTAGGTGAGTCTGAAATCAACAGTTCTGTATAAGCTTCTGTTTCGATTTCTTTATAATAGAATGTCATCTGCAAAGATCCACAGTCAACGGATCCAGTCTCCTGATAAGATCCATCACCTAACATCGCCGTAGGATAGGCAAAGCCATCATCATATCTTTTATAGTTGCATTCGTACCATTTAAATAGTGGAATGTCTGCGTAGTCGTCTTTACCTTCAACCGTATCTGTACTGGGTTGGCAAACAAGTCCAGTGTTATCTCTAGTCTTTTCACAGGTACTGGTTGGATTTGAAGCGAACTTCCAGATTTTCGTTCCGTAGATCTTTCCGGTTCTCATAGACGAGAAAAGTTTGTCAAAGTACTCTGCAGAATACTTTTCATAACCTGGAACCACTGCTTCTAGGGCACTGGCTACACGTTGAAGCGTAGCCTCTGTGGCAATTCTTTTATTCATTTCTGACATAGGTATCCTCCTTCATCAACATAAAGGCCTAAGCTGTCAAAGGCCGCTAATTTCTGATATATGTCATCTGTGTTACTGTTAAAGTCTGAAAGCGACTTTGCGGCTGCTGTCTCACTAGCCTTGGCTTTAGTAGCGGACGCGGCTGAGGCATCTGCACTATTCTTAGAACTAGTCGCGCTAGTAGCCGAAGCTCCGGCAGAGTTACTTGCATTCTTTGCCGAGTTAGATGCCGAGTTTGCCGAGTTCGCTGCGTTAGTAGCTGAATTACTTGCTTCTGAAGCCGAATCACTAGCAGAAGAAGCAGAAGCAGAAGCCGAATTAGCACTAGCTTTAGCCTGATCAGCAGACGTCTTAGCAGCTTTCTCACTGTTAGCGGATGCCGTTACGGCCTCATTTATCTTTAGCAAAAGATTAGTGATAGTCTCATCTGTCTGTTCGTCTACATGAGTTTCATCAGGTTCAATTCCTTCTGGAACTGTATGTGTTGAACGTACTGTATTCCAGTCTGTCTTTTTAAATCCACTTACTTCATTTTTTGAACGTGCACAGACTAGAAAGTTGACATCACCGGCATACAGGAACACTTTTGATGAGGGCTTCCAGTCAAAGTAACAATAGCCATCCTGCGCCTTTTTATTAAGTGCCACGTCGTATCCTTTTTCCTGATTTGCATTTAAATAATTGATTTGAATTTCCTGTTCACTTAACTTGATCGCGTCCGTAACATCGTCTACAAATTTAAAATGCATCAGCCTAGAATCTTGATCGCCACTGACACCTAGAAAAAAGTTTTCATTTGGAAATATCAACTTACGTGTATCTGGATCTACCGTTACAAAACCTTCGTCTTCATTTTCAAGCGACTGTGTACTTAGATTTTCATTTAGAGTTAACTCCATAGCTAGCTCCTTTCTTTAATTTTTAAAGCATTACGAGAAGAAAAGATGATATCACCACTTCTTTCAATCTGAATCTTGTAGTCATAGATTCCAGGTAACAGATAATCTGTATTGAGTTGAATGCACATATCTACCAGTGCAAAGGACAATATTTTCTTCTCGTTTCTTTCTAATGTAAAAAGAACTCTTTCATCCTTTGAAGGAATAAACAGAGTTCCGTCTTTATTTTTTATGATAAGAGCCTCATTAAAGGCTTCTCCTTGTACAATTTCTTTGATTTGCATAAAGCCTCCTACTTATATCGTTCAAAAGCATATATTTTCTGACCGAACAAAATCGATGAGCCTATGTTTCTCCATGATCCCGCATGACTGTATAGAGGATAGCCCCCCATTTCAATAGCAGCCTCACTTGTAGTAAGGATAACCGTACCGACTGGATACATGTTATCCCATATTCTTTTATGATAAGGACTGCCAGATTTGTAAATATCTCCATCTATAAGATTGATATTCATATGCATATCGATTTGATCTTTTGTGTTTGTGCAAGCTCCTCCAAAAGCTAAAGAGTGACCATTCATACCAAACTCTAACAAAGTATATGAGACCGGAACTTCGATTTCTGTGGTATAAGTTGCAAAATAGTCAGACACAACAAATCTGAAATTAAAGCTTTCATTCTTATCATATATAACAGACGGCATATAATTAGCAAGATCTATACTAGGGCCAGATGATGTATTACTATATGAACCTTTTTTGTAATCCGTGTATTCAATCAAGGTCTTCCACGAGTTACTTGACTTGTCATATTGCTGAATCTTTAGAGACGCTGAATTCTTATCATTTACAGGTGAAATTGCATATGCAAATTGGAAAAGAACATTCTCGCCTTCTTCGTCCAGTTCCTGTGATGTATTTGCACGATTTGCAAGACCTTTATACAACATTGGACTTGAGTAAGGGTAAACTTGTACTGTTCTTGTTGTCGATACACTGCGTCCTCTAGAATCTTTAACCGTGATATCAATGTCCAAAGGTCCCGAACCATATAGCAAACTACAGCTGATTGTCGTTCCGGAATATGTCCAGTTTTGAATTTTTACAGAACATGAACTAATAGAAGACCCTGCCACTCCTGAACATTCAGTTTTAACTTTCAAGCCTGACTTATTCTGGACAAAACAACCAAATTTATCGGCAAGTCCCGCAGTAAGCTCCGATATCGTTACATTTGATATGCTTGGAACATAGTCGTCTGGAACGACGGCCGTCAGTTTAACGCTCTTGTCGCCACCGACTTGAGTACTGCCGTTATATGTTTTGCAGACAAAATATATAATCCCTTCTGTGCTGGTAGTAATGGCTTCTGCAAGGCTAGCAGGTAAGGTCCAGGTTTTTGTAGCTTTACCTTTTGAAAAGTCTCCTATATGTATCAGGTCCTTATTATTCAAGCTGTAATACAACTTGTGCGAAAAGCTTGAACTGTAAGGGTCCATTGTGATTGTTACATTTTCACCTATATTTACTCTAGACTTAGAAAGAGATGGTGTAGTTTCTCCACGTGTTCCATACGCAAAACTTGCCGATTGCGTCGAAGAGTCCTGACCTGAAGTACCATCGTTAAAGTGCATTTGTATACGTACACCTAAATCTCCAGCACCGTCATCAACAGGAACTCTGAATGAATTTCCTGATGCATAATACCAAGTTCCAATGCTGTGTGTGCTAGCACCAAAGGTAGCAGATTTCTGAGAAACACTTCCTGCTGTTATGTAACAGTCGACGGATGCATAAGCTCCACCAGGTGAACAATAACCCCAGTATGGAGTAACAGTAGCGTACGTGTCTCCGTAGTTACGGGTTACAGTAATCTTGCACCACCCTTGACTGGATACTGTCCAGCCAGGGCCATATGTATACCATACAGGTATGTTTATTTCCTTTGTAGTGCTTGACATTAATTACCACTCACTTTCTTAAAATCAAGAGATCCATTAGGCCTTGGACTGAATTCAAAGTTACCGATTCTTAAGGTATTGTTAAACTGTCCATCATTTACATACAACTTATTATTTGAGAAATAAGCTACCTCGGCACCTCCCTGAACAAATGATAGTCTGTCATTCTTTTCAATCAATTGAATAGGGTTACCTTCGACTCCAATGTAAATATTTCCATCGATAAATCGAATATATTTATGAATCTCATTAAAAGATGCAATATTCTGTTTTATCGAAGAATCAATATCCGCTTTAAAATTGGTAAACTCAAAGTTGAACGAATTTTTTGCCTGTTCTAACTTAGTTGAGATTTCACCAAACTGCGAGTCCAGGTTTTCTTTATCATAGTATTTTTCCGATATCTCAGTTCGAAGAGCATCTTTTTCTTTGCCGATCTGTGAGTCTGTAATCTTTACTGCGTTATCAATACGTGCAAGTGCATCTGCATACACCTTTTTAGAAGCCTCATAGTCACTGGATAGCTGTACAAGCCCGTAGCTAAATGACAGATTGACAAAAAGTGTACAGTCTACATAGTAAAGGTTGTCCGTATTTCCTAAAGTGTACTCAGGCTCAGTACGACTCCATACAGTATCTGATGGAGGATATGAAGTTGGTACTTCTGGTCTATCCGGGCCTAAATGATAAAAGCGATAGATTCCTTGGATATCCGTAACGGAAGCTAAAGATATCGTATCACTGCCTAGTATTTCATTTTTAGCGTTAATAACCTGTACTGAATAGTTTGTATTCAATACTGAATCTGATTCTGAAACACCTAAAGTTAGATCTGATCCAGTCTGCCGAGTGTCATTTTTAAACCACTGAATAGTTCCCAGATTCTTTACTTCAGAACTTGTAAGTTTTTTAGATCCTCTTCTGACTTCAAGAGTCAAAATTGTTTTTATGGACTTGTTCTTGAAAATCTGACCTTGCGAAGATAACAGTTTAAAACTTAAAGCAGCTTCTCCTGCAACCCCATCTTTTCCGTCCTTACCGTTCGTTCCGTTAGTGCCATTGTGCGAAACAGAATAGGTTTCTGTACTGGATCCATCACTATAGAAGACCTGAGTACAGACCCATAAATACTTTCCTAAAGGCACAACAGGAAATTCAGTCTGCCATCCAGTTACAGGCTTATCCTGTGCCGTATCTGTGACTGCATACGTAACAATCGTTTTCTTGATATAGACACTAGTACCATTCTGTACTTTGGTTACTGTTAGCTCATAGCTAGCTTTCACTACACCTTTATCGTTAACCGCTTCAACATGGTACGTCAAACTTGGATTCAAGCTTGATTTCTCAACGTTGATTGAGTTAGCCGTTGATACAAGTTCTCCATCCAGATACCAGTTTATTTTGAATTGATCTGTAACATCTTTGCCGTTGTCTTTTACAAGAGCTACAAGAACTGTACGTTCTGTATCTTCATTTAAAACAGTGCCGTTTGAACTACTGACAACTAACTGATATGTTTTATTCTGTTCAATCAATCGATTCATTTCATCAATCAATTCATTTGAAATTCCTGAAGCCACTTCTGTGAAATTATCAAAAGTTGTCTTGCATCTGTCTCTATCGGTAAAACTGATCTCCTGCTCTACGATTCGAGCCTGCAGATACATAGCCGGCGCATATTCAGTATCCTCAATCGTAAATGTATCTCCTATATTTGCATCAATGTAGGCATCTACATCATATGTGACAACAGGGTTAACATGCTTCTTTAACTCAGCTAGCGCCTGGCCATATAAAGTATTCACATTCTTTGTTTCGTAGGACCATATCTCTACGGCATACATATCATTACTGTGATCCGTTAAAAGAGTCGATGGAAACCGGTCTCTAGCTTGAGGTGCTAGAAGATTATTACCACTGACCATGTACTCAACATTACCATTTGCATCATATTCTTTTTTTCCATTTAATGATGTTAACTGCAATCCATCTGTGCCGGTTGGCCGAATACCTGTATAAAGTTCAGTAATATCACTGGTTTTTACAATTGAATGGATGTCATTAGGATATCTTAAAATAGTTCCTGTACGATTTGTTCCAAGACCTTGATTCGAACCGGAATGTTTACGATAAACATTCAAAGTTACATCTTTTAATGAATAGTCATCGTTTAGTTCTGTAATGAACTCCAGCTCTGCATCAAAAACATTGGCCAATGAATAAAGGCGGCTCAAAACAGTGGCCGTACCATCCCAATCATGACGAATTGACTTGTTAGATACCTCATTGATTCGAACTGTAAAGGAGCGCTCAAAGCCCCAGGCCTTAATATACTCAACGAAGCTCATGGCCCTTGGCGACTTATAAGCATCGATCTGTTCGTTTGTCAGTTCTAAACTTAGCCCATAAGCTTCGACTATTACTGTCTTTCTTGATTTTTCAACATTCATAATCGTCAAGTGATACCCTTTATCCTTGTACTTGAAAGACAACTTATTTCCTTCAACAAGATATTTAGCATCTTCATGAGCTGTGAGTGTTTTAAAACCAAAAGTATATGCAGATCCATTTAAATATGTATGTAACGTATCACTCCAGTATGGCATCGCCTTATCAACATCATTATCCAAATGTGCAAGAACTGTACCATATGGATCCAATACTGCGATTCTGACTTTCTGTAATACTGTCATAACCAGGCCTCCCGAATACGAACTGTTACATCAGGCTGTTTCCTACAAAAATCAGAAACATGAAATTTGATATCTGTTTTTCCTGGAGGAACTTTAAAATACTGAGTTCCTACAACTTCATCGCCCGGCCTATCCATTCCGTTTACGTACACATGCGATGTTTCTCCATCGATGTTGATTACTGTTCCTGCCGGATATCTGTTAGGAACATCTCTCCATTTGCTGACATGCTGTTTATAGAAGTTGATCACATTAAAGCCAGCGAAAGTCATAAACTGATTTCCTGCTCGGTTTCCCCACTGCTTAACAGCAACCTGTATCTTCGCGCATTTCATATCTGCAATTTCTGGGATCGTGTAGTTATAATAACCACCCCAGTAGAAGAAACGTATATTCGCGCCTTCCTTTAAGATGTCACAATGTCCCCAATCCCAGTACCAAGGATTCTGGGTATGTAGGTGAGACGTTGTATAGCTCCAGTTTCTCAGCACCTTGCCATTAGCCCATATTTCATAGTGACCTGTATTTCCAACTGCATCTGTCTTATACCAGTTACACCCACAGATAAGTTTGTTGTCTGCTGTTAAGAAGTTGATACACATTTCTCCCGTTTGGCCCATCAAGCCAGCATAGAATAGCAAGTGAAAATAACAGTAAAAGTTTTTAGATCCACTTGAGTCACCATTAGAATCAGCAGGCAAAATAAGGGTTCTAAGGCCGCCGTTAGCAGAGCCTTTCTTATTTCCTGTACTGCCAAAACCTAAGAATCTATTGTTAAACCACGTATGAGCAAATAAGGCGCCATTTGCGCCATATTGTGGGTGCATAACATCCGTACCGCTTGTATCATCCTTACAGTTAAAAAAACTGTCTAAGGAAGCAAGATGTTCATTCTGTTCATATGTTTCTGTATCCAATTCTTCGATTTTACCGTACTGCATGACGCCCTCTGTCGATACTATTCCAACGTACCCTGTTTCTGCAGTACAGTTAATCTGATAGTCAACAATTGCAGGTAAAGTTCCTTCGTTCTTTACAGTTAAAGATCCTGAAGACGTTGTAAACTCCTTTAGGGCTGTACTGTACTTTCTTGGGTCAGAACAATAAATTTCAATTTCTCCAATAACACAATTAGAGCCGGCATCAACTTCTGTGTTTGATAGCTTGGTACCAATAAAGTACTTATCTAATTCGTCATTGAAAATAACCTGAACCTGTTCTTTATTGAGCAAAGAGTTCAGTTTGTTATAAGCCTGTCTATAGTCATAATTGCTATCTGACTGTAGCAGGTACTTTACTGTTATGGTTCTAGGCTTAAGTCTTTTAGAGTTATATATAGTCCCGTCCATTCCATCAACCTCAGTCTCAAGAACTTCAGATCCTAACAGCTCTCTACCACTCACTGAGAGTGTTCGATAGCCTTTTATTTCGTTTTCAATAAAAACACCATCATAGCACATTGCCTCGGCCGGCAAATCTACACCGGCCTGAGGTTTTGTGTCTATTGTGTCCACAAAGTTATAGAGCATTATTTAACACCTCTCAATGTTTTATTAAATTTCTGTGATCTAGCAAGTTCTGCCTGGTCATACTTAGCAGTTGCTCTCGCCATTTCACGACCATCTATTTCTAAAGGCACCTCAATGATGTATTCACCGCTCATTGAGTACGTATAGTCACTATTCAAGGATGTCGTCATTCCTGAATAAGATAAGTTAGGTTGTAGCATGTTTGGCATATACAAGATGTCTGAAGCAACTTCTTTGACCTTTGTCTTCATAGCCTTCATACCGTTGACTAAACCTTGGGCCCACCATATACCATTCTTATACTGAACTTTAGAAGGTGATCCAATCTTAGCCTTGGCCTGAATTGCCGCATCTGCTGCAGCTGCCAAACTAGCGGCCGCCGCTCTGACTGAACCTTCGCTTGCTCTTAAGCCGTTTGCAAGTCCTTGGCCAATCATCTGACCACAATATTGTGCTCTTGACTGACACGCATTGAATGCACTAATAATGTTATTACATGACGATCTTGCAACAGACACGCCCCTTGATAAGCCTCCTCTAAGTCCTGATGTAAACTTAGTACCCATTGCAGTTCCTGAAGTCGAAGCCCTAGCTTCTGCTGCAGCCATTGCATTGATAATGCTATTCAATGAGGCTGTCACTGTAGCCGACGTACTGGCAAATGTAGTACCTACCATACTGATAGCAGTTACAAGGGCCATCATCTGAGTACCAGCACTACCAATTCCAACAGAAGCTGCAGATATAGCTCCGATACCGGCTGCAACTGCCGCTAAGCTAGCTCCCATATCCAATAGATTTAATCCTGTAATAATCTGAATGCCTTTAGCTAATTCCTTGAACCCTTTACCTGCATTCAAAGCAGCCGTACCAATAGAATCAATAACACCCGATACAGACTGTAATACGCCTGAGACTGCTTCTCCAAAAGCAGTAATAACTCCTGATATTCCATCGAATACCGTTGTAATAATGCTTCCAAATGATTCTATTGTGCTACAGATACCTTCAAAGACTGTCTGAATCACTGGTCCTAACGCAGTCACAACAGCAGCTACACCATTCAGGATCATCTGCAATCCTTCACCCTGTGAACCGGCTAAGGCAAATGCAGCACCAACTGCAAGAGCGGCCGCAGCAATACCTAACCATGTTGTTGGTGGAATCATAGCCAAGGCCTCGCCTAATCCTCTGAAGATAGTCGCAATACCGGTACCAATACCTTGTGCTGCTGTTGAGATAGCACTGCCTAAGGATGTCACGATACCTGATATAGCGGTTCCTAAAGTTTCAATTACCAAGGAAATTCCTTGAGTAATACTGTCAAGAATGCCTGAAATAGCCGTTCCAATACCTTCAATGCTTGTCTTGATCGTATTGCCAACAGATTCAACCACTTTAGCGATACCCTCATACTTGGCCTTGATCTTGTCAATTCCGCCTGTATTTGGAACACTGCCCCCAGATTCATCTGAATCATCTTTTTTCTTTTTGAAGAGATTTTTCAATGGATCTAGGCTCTTTGTACTTGCGGATTCCTTGATAGCACTTATAAGATTCTTTACATTGCTAACAGCATCTTTAGCATTAGCACCGGCATTCTTAGCTGCACTTCCAAAGCTCTTTAAATGAGATACCCCACTTTGTATTGCCTTGTAGCCTTTAAAAGCTAGGAATAATCCAGTAACGGCCTTAAAGGCAGTCTGAATAGTTCCTGGATCCAGTGCACTTACAAACTCGGCAATCTTTTTAACAACCTCGGCAATATTCTTTACGATCTTGCCAAAAGCATCTGCCAGGCTTTCAATTACACCGCTTTGAGCGCAGGCATCCACTACATGAAGTACTGCGTCCTTAACAGCACTTAAGGCAGATGCACAAGCCTGTATAGCTCCGGTATCTCTGAATTTTTCCCAGGCACCTTTCAGGGCTCCTGCCATATCAGAGAAAACCTGTTTTACCTGATTACAAGTATTAGAAATTCCATTGATATCGATCAGACTTGAAAACTGACTTGCGATTTCTCCGGCAAAATAAGATGCAGTACCTACAATCTGACCAAAGATATTCGCAATAGTTTCTAAAAGCATAGAGTTTGCTAAGGCATCCCCTATTTTATTAAAGGCCTGACCAAACTTATCTAAGGCTTTCTTCGCTTCTTGAATGGCCCCTGTATCCTTAAATGCATTCATTGCACTTCTTACTTTTGTCTTCATAGTGTTGATTGCACTCATAAAGTCCTGTAGGATAGCAGGCTTGAATGTATAGTCGATACCGTCCTTAGTCTCCATAAAGGCTCCTGAAAGACTGTATATAGATGATTTAACCTTATCCAGGATATCTACAAAGCTTCCAAATCCCTGACTGTCTAGAATGTTATTAAAGGCACTGATGATACGCATTTCAACGTTCTCTACGGCAGACTTTATATTGGTAAAGCCTGTTCGAACCGTTTTAGATGCACTTAAGGCAGTCTCGGCAAAACCTCCGGCCTCTGTATCACACTCAATCAAAGCCGCATTGAACTGATCAAATGTAATCTGTCCGCTTTTCATAGCCGCATACAGTTCATTTGTGTTACCTGAAACAATACCTAGCTTTTTAGCTGTTTTAGACAAGGCCGGTGCCATGGTTTCCTGAAGAGTTCTCCATGACTGCATATCCGGCTTTCCAGTGGCTAGCATCTGAGAATACTGTTGTTGAGCACGACTAACATCGGCAGTAGAAGCACTTGAGGCCAGTAAGGCGTGGTTCAAAGCTATAGCAGTATCGGTAGCCTTGTCCATGTTTCCGGTTACAGAGGTCAAAGACTGTGCACTTCTAACAATATCAGATAAGGAAGTAGGCAACCCCTGCACAGAGGCATTTAATTTTGACACAGAAGCTTTGGCGGCATCTGTTGAAAAGCCTAAAGAGTTCATAACCTTTGGATAACTGTGCAAGGTATCAAATCTTGTAATTGCTCCATCTAGTGACGTAGTCACTGTGTTCATAGCGACGCCTAAGGCTTTCGTTACACCTACACCGGCTACAATAGACTTGACTTGAGATCCAAAGGAATTACATACTCCCAGGGCCTTTTTGAACGTGGACGACATGTTTTTATCGGTAGCCGATAGTATGGCTTCAACGCTATAGCTTTCTGCCATATGTGTACCTCCTTATGTTCGTCTAGTTCTCCTTTTCTTCTTTATTTTTCATAAATTCGCTTACGCGTTCCAGTATGGACTTTTTCTTTGTATTCTTTTCACTACATAACCTTTCAAGAGCCGCATCATAATCAAAAAATTTCTGAAAGGTATCAAATACTTCTTTAATCTTATTGCCTGACTTTTTCTTGGCCTGGGCAGTCATATTTAAATAGGCTTGAAGGTGTAAATGATAAAGCTGATCTACTTCTGCATATTCGAGTGCTTTAATCTTCAATCGATATTCCTTAGGTGTAAGTGCATCAACTTCACTTAGGTCTTTAAAGTTAAAGTAACGAAAGCAGTTAATCGCTATCTGTTCATACTGTTCGTTGAAATCAACCTTTTCTATGCTTCCTGAGGTGCTCTGTTCTTCATCGGAATGTACCCTGTCTCCAATAGCATTTTGCTTACGATTGTATGAGATACATTCGCAGTAGATAAAAAATCAAGCACGCTATCTACTAGAGCTTCAATATCTTCTACATCAACGATATATTTTTCTAGATCCTCTTTCTTTACTCTTGGCTTTTGTCCGGCATTCATAGCCATTAATACAGTTACAAGAGCTTCCATATCGCCTGCAAGCATAAAGGATACCTGATAAGATAATCCGACATCTTTTTTCACGTTCTCATCAACACTGACTTTTACCCCCTTGTTGATTTCACGTAAAAAGGCAAAGTCTGCAGTAAAGTCATATAGGGTTTCGTTAATTTCAAGTTGTAATGGTTTCATTTTTAAGTCTCCTTTTCTTTAATAAGTTAAAGAGGACGTGCTAAATAACAGTACGTCCTCTGTGTATGTGCTAAGCTGCAACTGCTTGAGTTGTATCCTGGAATGCATATTCAATTAAAGCTTTCTGTTCAGCTGTAACTGTTGCATATCCATCTGCGCCTTTGCCTTCTACCTGGAATGTCAATTCTAATTGAGCTAAATCATCTGAGGCAGAAGTTTCAGTCTTTTCAGTTAAGTAAGCATGGTAATAAGTTGCTTTATACTTATTTCCAGCACCTGAAGTCTCTGGCTCTTTCATATTGATCTTCCAAAGTTCTACTTTTTTACGATTTTTCAAGGCACTTGTTAAATCATCAATCAAAGTGTCTCCTTTTGATAGAATTGAAGATGCAGTAATTTCAATAGACACGCTTCCTGTTTTGGCTACAACACCATCTTTGGTTTCTGTAGTATCTGAATCTGCAGACATTGATTCTTCGTTTTCTGTTGTAAAGGCTAAGCCCTTTGCGGCTTGACTAGATGCCTTTTCTAATAATCGATACATGTAGACAATATCGCTACCTTGTACTGTTTCTAATACGGCATCCGCGAAAATCTGTAAATCAAATTTAAGCATTTCTTGTTCCTCCTGTTATTTCATATTCAAGCTCCAGGACGCCATGCATTAATGGCTCACTGGTTGTATTGTCAGACAATATACGTTGTTCTATATGTCTGATTCTCCAGCAGTAGTTCTTCGTTTTTTGAATTCTACGTGACAGGTCCTTGATCTGCTTTAGCAGATCGGATACTGTACCACGTTCTCGACAATTGTTATGCCATAAATGAATAGTTTGGTATACACTACCTCGAATCATAGTTTTATTGTCGTAAGAATCAACAAACTGACTGTCTGCTAGATAAACAAAAGGGTAGGCTGTTCCTTCTGGTGGCATAAATCCATCGTAAACACCTATCCCTTTTTCTTTAAATTGTTCTTTTAACTGTACCAGTAAAGCGCTGAACAGTTCCTGTTGTGCATCCATTTATATTCACCTACTTTACTAGCTTCTTGAGATCTCTTTCGAAGATAACTTTCTGGTCGTTATAGCCAGGTCTGACAAAGGGTTGAGCACTCATAAAACGTGTACCATACTCAACGTATGGACTGTAGTACGTTCCTGGCCCTGCCTTATATGCAAAACCTCCGTTGATTGACTGACCTCTAATACTCTGTTTGGTCGCACCTGTAGAATAGCCTCTGTCAAACACGGCATTACGAACCATTTTAGCCTGCATTTCGACACCATTCTGTTTCACTACAGTTTTGACATCTGAAAGAGTCGCATTGTCTTTGAGAGCCTTTTGGAGTCGATTCAGGCCTCTAATCTTTACCGTGCCCATTACTGAACCTCTGAAAGAATAAAAGTTTCTTTTACTCTTAATTTTCTTCTGTAATCGACTTTGTACTTTCTGGATCCAATGCGAATGAAGTCGAAAGAGTAGTTATATGAATTCTGAATATGGACTGTCAGGGATCCTTGTCTAAGTTTTCCGTAGATTTGCATGATCATCTCTGCTTTTGTGTCCATTACAGAGGCATATACCTTGTCTTCTGTAACTACTTCATTGTCATAGTTACCAGTCTCGGCATTGTAGTCACCACGAACAATATGTTGAAAAAAGATAGGAGTGTCATATCTCATATGAATCTGACCTTTCCTATCTTTTGTTCTTTGTTGGCACTTCTCCAGGCTTCTATATCGTCCTCAAAAGCCTTGAAATCATTATCCTTGAAGTTCATTGTCTCGCCTTCAACCGCATGACCAGAAAGTCCTTCTGAACCAATACGATTGAATCGAGATACGGATACTTCCGTTACGATATACTCCAATTCTTCAGGCACCGTTTTAGAGCCTAAAAGAGTTTTAAGACGACTCTGTGTCAGTTCAACAATAGCATCTAACTGCTTATCTTCCTGTCCTTCACGACCTAAAAGGATCTTTACGTTGTCGATTACTGACATGTTCTACTCCTTATTCTGCTTTAACAGTTACAATAGTAGAGCCTTTAGCAGTTGCACAGTATGCAGCATCTACATCGACTACAGTGATTGTCTGAGCAGCAGTTGCTTTGATTTCAGACTTACCATCCCATGCAGACCATCCACGTACATTTTGACCTAATTCAACTGTTGTTTCTTTAGTGTCTAATTTGTATTTATAAGAGTGGCCTTGTGCTAATTTTCCTGAAACAGTAATCTTAGTCATACCAGCGGCAGTACCTTCTGCAGAGCTAACTGTTAAACTCCCTAAAGATGCATCTGAGTTAACGACTGCGATAGCTTTCTTGTTTACTTCTGGAACGTATTCACCGGCTTTACCTGCACCTTGTAATGCTAAACCATCGAAATCTTCTGATTCGATAGTACGGGCAGTGTTGATACCTGTGAAGCATTTACCGATACCTGCAATATAGGCTTTGATATATTCATTTTCTGCGAAAAGTTGAGTAGGCACTTCTTCGATATCGAATCCTTTAAAGCGTAATACATCACCATTATCGATATTTACTGATGATTTCTTGCTTGAAGTAGTTAAAGTACAGTCTTGGATGATTGCATATACATCTGGACATACTTTAGCTTTACGTGTTCCACGAGCACCGATATCAGTAAAGTATTTATTCAAATCATTGAAGGCTTTGATTACTGAAGCTTCATTCAATGTAGTAATCTTAACTTGTTTTCCTGCATTCTCAGTAATGTAGTCACCATGCCAAGCGTTAAACAATTCAATTTTTGCAATGGCCTGCAATTCTAATCGGTCATATACAGCACTTTCAACATCGTTATTTACTCTGTGGTAATCGATTCCTTCGTGGAATGCCCATTCGTGAGTATATGGTACATCTTCATCTACATACGTGATTTCTGTACGTTCTCCAAATCGTGAAGAGTTACCTGTACCTTTTCCAAAGGCTACATCTTTATCTTTGCTATATTTATTGACTACGACTGGAATATCTGAAGTTTTTACTGTAAATGCAGTTTCTGACTCTTTGACTCCATCTAAGGCTTCCAAATCACCAACGAACATGTCTCTGAAGTATGCTTGTACACCGAATACGGCTTGAATCAATTCTTTAAACTCTAATTCATAACGACGTGCTGCTGTTGATCCATCTGCGAACATTTGTAAATTAAATGGGTTTGCTTTTGCAAATAATGCTTTGTTCATAGTTCTTAATCTCCTTATTTCTTGTATTTTTTCAATCGTTTTTCGAACTCTGATAGTTCATTTTTTCCGTTGTTAAAAGACTTTGGTGTTTTTCCAGTAGCTCTCTCTGCTTCAACGGCTTTTCTGTCGGCTTTGATGATTGCTACAAATTTATCAATACGGCTCTTTGTAGTATCTGCATCATCACCAACTACGAAGTCTAGAATGTCCTGTGTAGCAGTGATACTGTGATCAGACTGCAACATATCGGCCGCTTGTCTAGATAGATCAGCGTGTTCCTGAGCTTTTTTCAAACGCTCATTTTCGGCACGCAAGTCATCCATTTCTTTGGCTTTCTTCTCTTCTTCGTACTGTCTTTTCTGCTCTTCATTCATTCGAGCTAGCTTTTCTGCTTCGGTTCTAGCGTTCTCAATCTGTGTGGCTGCAGCTTCTTCTGCTTCCTTACGAGCCTTGTCCTCTGCACGTTTAACTCTTTTACGAATGATGTTATCCAATTCTTCCTGGGTATATGTTTTAGCAGTTTTTCCCTGTTCTTCTTTTGATCCAGTTTCTTCTGGATCAGTTTCTTGTGTATCCTCAGCTGCTGGATCCACTTCAGGTTCTGCAAACAATTGCAAGTTGAATGGGTATTTTAAAGCAAAATTTAATGTTTTCATTTTCTTGATCTCCTTCTTTTTAATGAGGTTATGTCCCTCGCCATGAGCTTTTTAGGTCTTCAAAGTTTGGACCTTTAAAACTTTGGCAGCCTACGAGATGCGATATACACCTTGTACTGCCTTGATCGGCCACAATAAATGCACCGTTGACTACGTACTTCAACGATGCACTCTAATTTCCGATCATAATATCTTTTTTCAATACGCTCCTCATATCTGTGATTACACATCTTTCAGTTCCACGTATTCCGGATACGCTTCTTCTGTGCCTTTGCAGCCTATTCTGAAGAAACTTAGCGCTAGTTCTCCAGCAAGGTCTAATTCTGAGATATACAACGTCTTGCTATCTTCATCAGGCTCATCGTAATATCTGCAAATAGCATCGGATGTTTCGTCGATTGAATTGGCCAATGTCAGGAAAAGGACTGAGATAGCACTGCAGACGATATCTCTTCCTCTTGGAGCGTAACCTGCATGGCCATGCATTTCAATCAGGCAATCACGTTCTGTCTGTTTAATTTTTATATTGATCACATGGTATCACCTGTTTCATTTTGGTATTATAAAAGGCCACTCGTTTGAGTGACCTGATTTTTAGAATCCTGGAATAATGTCTTTTACATCCTTCAGGGTTTTCTTTACTTTTTGGAGCATAGAATTTTCAAATAGGTATTCAATACCTTTCGGAGTAATTAAAGCCTTGGTTAAGTCTCCCCAGCAAATACCATCTTTTGTATTTTCTGGGTCAATCCCAACAATGTAGCCATCTCTTAACAGGGCCGCAATAATGTACTCCCAGTATGGCTCCGGTAATGAGTATTGAGATGCCGTCAAAAAGGAACGTTCTGGCTTTTCGCCTTTTTTCAGACAATCATATAAATATTTAAGTACTTGATATACAATCACAAAATAGTCGTCTCTCGCCATGGTACATCTCCTTTCGCTTTAGTATAAAAGAAAAGTCGACATTTTATCGACTCATCTATTAAAAAGTAACCTTTTCTCCTTGCTCTCGTAACATATCTCTAGCAAATTCCAACGCAGATTCAATTATTTTTTCTCGAATTTCAGGAGGCGTTTGAGGCATTTTTTTCATCTCCTCGGCAGATGGCATCATACTATCGTCAATAATATAATTTGATCCAGCATATACTTCTTCAATAGTCAGCTTTTTCTTTTTTCTATTTTTTGACATATTCCAGACCTCCCATTCTATTCAAGATATCAATCAAGTTTTCAGAACATTTCGATTCTATAGTCCCTTCACTAAATCCCTGATACTCTACTTTAGTATCATGATAGACCTTCTCAACCAGACTGTCAATTTTGATTTCTTTCAATTTCATCAGTCTGTGAACTGTTCCGTCATGGCAAGCTATCGTAGAGGCCACCTGATTCTTTCGTTGGTACAATTTTAATATATCATCTCTTGATGGAAGTGAGCTATTTGGGTGATTGTGCAAAACCTCAAAAGACATATCTAAATTCTCTAAATGATCACTTTGTTCAGGAGAAAACCCACATCGATGCGTCCAGCCTATTTTAGAGGCATCCATATTTTTTTCCAATACTTTTCCAGTCCTAGCATCAATTGCAACAATATGTTCAAATTCTGTATCATTGTTATCAGATAATATCTTTAAGGATTCCTGATATAAAGATTCGCTAACCGCTTTATGCCTTGTTAGACCTTCATATTTATCATGATACTTTTTTGAATTCATTAATTTAGCATCTACATGGCAAGGCCCGGTCTTACCAGTTTCCTTAATATATGATTTTTCTTTTTCTTGAGCATTTAATGTTTTCCACTCATCAAATCTTAGATTGTGATCACCGCTTGCTAGACCATCTAGCCACTGCTCATACACTTTTCTATCTGAATGTGGTGCGAGCGCACAATGACAATTTGGGTGCCTAGGTGGAGCGTTCTCGCCAATCTCCATATCCTTTAGTTTGAAAATCTGCTTATCCAATTCTTTACAAAGTGGACATACATCCCTTAAACCGCATGCAACATATTCATATTCATCAATTCCATTGGCTTCATAAGACTCAGCCTGAGCTTGTATACGTACTCTAGTTAGCTCTGTACGCAATAAACGCTCGGCCTGGTATCTTGTTACGTCAAAGCTCTTTCGCACCTTAGGAATAAATTCTCTAGGGTTTCTGCCTTGAATCAAAGCTGTTGAAAGTATTCCATAAAGATCATTTTTCAATAGATCCTGTTGTGACCAGATTCGTTCTGAAAATGTAGCATTTTTAAAACTTGAGTTTGCGATTGTCTTTGCAGTTTTAGCGTTGTCAATAATCGTATCACCTAGGATTCCTGCATTTCGTTGAATCTGTTCAAGTGCAGCGCCTTCTAGCTTTTCCTTTGTGAAGGAAACAAGCTCATCACTGCCAGCAGTAAGCTCAAGACCTATGTTTGCCTTTAAAAGTTCAAGTCGATTGACTTTCATGGCCAGATTGTACAGTCTCATCTGTTCATTGGCTTCTTTTGAGAAGTCTTTTTCTTTTACATACTTCTTAGCTTTTTTCTCGTATTCCTTTATGTCGATATCGGAGGCCTTGCGCTTAGCTTCGGCCATCGACATACCCTCTTTGTTTGAGTACCGAACGAAGAAAGACTCAATCTCTTTATTGATCTGAGTAAGCATTGTACTGTAAATGTCCTGAATTTCCTGAATGTACTCGGCTTCATCTTTTAAGTCAGCTTTCTTCCATTCACGCTCTCGCTTTCTCCAGTAGTTACTGCTTTTGCTCATCCTCTTCATCCTCATCAATTAGCAAATCGTTTGGATCAAAGGAATCAGCAAGGTTTTGCATCTTCTCTTCATTCTCTTTTTCAATGCGATCCAGTTCTTCCTTAGGGTCCTGAACGTAGGATAATAAGGTTAACTGCGTTTCTTTTGATACGATACCTTCTGCATCACGTGCGGTCTGTGTTTCTTCCTGACGGTTCTTAGGAAGGTTTCTAGACATCTTGATATCAATGTCCATCCAAGCGTCTTTGTCTGAAACATTCGTATTCAATGAACAGAAGATTTTATATCTCTTTCGCATTGACTTCTCAATCTTACGATCAAATCCTAGTGCCAGGTTACTCATAGCCTGTGTTTTGTAGGCTAAGGCAACACCAGAGGTAGACTGACCATAGTTCTCATCTGAAATGTTTGCTACCATCGAAATCTGATAGATCAGACGTTCCAGACGTTGTAACAAGTTCTCTTGGGTAGCATCTGCCGTTGGCTTAGTTAGAAACTGTACCAGGATATCCTTAGCATCATCTGTACCGTAGATATTGATTACTCGGTCATCGCGAATTCTCTGTACGCCGTCTTCATCGACTTCGGCACCTAGAATAGCTAAATAGGCTTCTGCAAAGGCATCTACATCGTTAACTTTTTCACTAATCGTGTGATTATATTCTTCAGTAAGTCCTGTGATAGGTTCATACAGGCCGATACGTTCTTCGTTCATCTTGTATTCGACAACTGGAATGTATCCATACGGGTTCTCATAGACTTCACCAGGTACCTTTACACCCTTTTCAAAGCGCTCGATACTGTTTCTGGTTAAGATCTCACCATATAGATTTCCCCATCTGTCTTTAGTCGATAAATCACCATCTGTATCATGATATCCATATCGCACTGCAAACAAGGCTCTGTGCTTAACCGTATCATCGTAAACCACGAACATTTCATCAGGCTTTACAACGGTCATCTTCGTTCGTCGTTCTTCATCCTGATAAAGGTATTCAAAGGCATGACCATAAATACACACATTCTTGAAAAGCTCGAAGTCATGGTCTGTGATTTCATTATCACGATCAAAGTTTTTCAAGGCCTCGTTGATAGTTTCATCCTCATGTGATTTCTTGATTGGATTACCATAGGCATATCCCATAAAGGTATCTGTAATGTATCGAGGAAAGTTGGCCACTAGTCGATTGTCAGGTTTCCAGGATTCCTTTTCAGGCTGCTGATAGACATTGTGAAAGCCTTTATATAGATTCTCTAGATATTCATATCGTCTAATTCGCTTTGCATGCTTTTCAATATAGGCCTTTACTATGGACATAGTCACACCGTTGGCCACCATAGCTTCGTCGATTACCAGTGGATCAGGTAATATAAAAGGTTTATTTTTAACTTGACTCATAGGTACCTCGCTTTCTATTTAAAAGTCTTGATAGTAACTTTGCCCATTGCATATTTTTCAAGCGCATAGCGCATAGCATCCATCAAGTGGTTAAAGTCGTCGATTGGCTGGTTGATTGCATTTCCAAACTTGTCCTTGTCAAAGGTGTAGTTCTGAATCTCAGTTGTAAAATTCACACATCTAGGGTGTATATAAATCGTTAAGCCCTGGATGTACTGAATACCATGTGATATTGAGTCCTTACCCTTAACAGCGGCTTTTGCTCTCAAGCCATAGCCTCTCAATTCTGCAATTGACTTAGGTTCTGCCGAATCACAGACAATAGATTCTTTACCGTATCCCATTGACACGAGACGGTCATATATCATTCGATTGGTCAGTCCCTTTTCATACAGTTCATCCCAGATGTACAAAGCCTTGTTTTTCTCATCCAGGAATCCAATAAAAAATGCAGTAGGATCATTCGTGTAACCAAAGTCCATACCGCATACTGTTTTATAGTTGACCATGTCGGTCAGTTCAAACCGGTAATCAATGTGAACATTGTCATAAACAAGCCCTTCAGTGATTCCCCAGTTCCCTAATCCTGCGACATTGTATCGTCGTGGATTGTTGATCTTCATATTTTCGAATAAGCGTTTATCCGCTTCATCAAGCCATTCGTTACAAGTGTAGTTCGTAGTCTGTGCCAGGATATCCGGATTCGAGACATCGAAAAACTTCTTTTTTAACCAGTGTCTCTCGTTCCAGGGGTTGAAACTGATTACCCATTGTTTCCATAAGTTTGACGGAAGCTCACCACGAATGGATTCATCCAGGGTATCAAAGTCTGCCTCTGAATTGACTTCAAAGGCTTCTTCCAGCCAAGCCCAGCACAAGTAGCCATAGTCTACTGTGATAGAGGTAACCTTCAACGGATCATCCAGTCCTCTGAAAAGGATCTTCTGTCCTGTTGGAAGGTAAGTAGCTTCTAAAGGTGACTCTTTAAAGGACCACAGATTCTCAACTTCAAGTCGTCGTGTAGCCCACTTCAAGTCCGTCCAGCACGAGTCCTTCAGGGTTCTGTATGTTTTACGGATTACAAGCAAGTTCGATTTATCGTACTTCATCATCAGGTAGATCCAGCGTAACGCTGTAGTCTTTGATTTCTTTGAAGCACGTGAACCCTTGATCACGTTATAACGTCCTTTAAAGTTCCAGAATTTCTTGTATCCTCGGCCTACGACTTTGGCTATGTTGATTCGTTTCTCCTTGAATCTACTCTTCAAGGTCATCCTCTCCTTCAAAGACTGGAAGGACTACATCAGCCTGCACTTTATCCGTAAACATGCTGTATCGTTTACCAATAAGCTCCGCGGCTCTTAACCGGTCCTTTTCAGATGGGTTCTTTAAAGTGTGCTCAATGTGTGACACACCTTCACCATCACCAACTACAAGGACTTCTTCAGACTCTGCATGACCTCGCATAACCTTAGTAAGGTATCGCATGACCTCTGTCACGTCGGCAATATCGTCGGCCTTGATCTGTTCCATGACCTGATCAATGTATTCCTTGACCTTTGGCATGTTACGCAGTTCATAGCCATACTTGCTAGCTGCATCGCGGCGGCCTTTATAGCTTGGGTAAGCTTTCATGACGGCTTCTACACTGTTCATGTCTTTCAGATATTCATGGACGAAAATCTTCTGCTTCTCAGTCAGTCGAACGGATCCACGTGGATGTTTTGCTTTTGGCATACGCTACCTCACTTTCCAGCTTGCTTCGGATAGACAATCAAAATAGGCTCTCAAGGTGAAAGGAAAACGAAAAAGCCCTTGATTGCCTATCCCAGACAAGCAAAACAAAAAAGCCGAGATTTATCTCTCCCGACTTTTGTACGATACCATTATACTCTGTTGACACGCTTAGTTTCCTAAGTCTTTATTTTAAAATCCTTGAAATGAGCCGAATCATTTTGTCATAGACATTCGAGTAACCGTACTTGTACTCAAGGTGTCTGTAGGGCTCGCCATTTACGAAGTCCTCACTGAAGGCTCTTTCGTTATCATTGCAGACTAGCTGCAATCTTTTATAGTAGCCTTCGGCTCTAGCAAGGCACTTGATGTAGAATGCCTGTTCATCCATTAGAGCCTGTTCATCAGACAGTAGTCCATTCACAATCGTACTTTTTTCCTTGTGGTTTTCAATCTTGACTCCTTCACCACCTAAAGGGCAGTGAGGCGTCTGGATATCGTTGATCTGATCCGTAAGGTCCTGTAGAAGGATTCGGATCTCTCTCAGTTTGTTTCGATAATATCGAATTGATTTTAATTCCTGCAGAATATAGACTGCATCTTCTCTTGTCATCGCTTACCTCCATGATTCTAGTAAGCATCGCTTCTATCGAAGTTCGTCCATCGATACTTAATACAGTTGTCCAGTCAGACTGAACGCAAACAGTTTAATGAGTAGTCCTGATATATGTGTGATCAGGATGTAGAAAAGGAATATCAGGAATGCAAGTGTCAGACTGCAGACAAGTGCAAGTAGTATAGCTTTGCTTTCTTTCATGTTACTCCTTCAGGATACGGACCTGTTCCGGTTCAACGCAGAACAGGGCTCCGTCTGGAAACTGGATGTCCATCAACACAAAATGTGAGCCCATGTCACTTTTGTAGCATTTTTTTCGTAGGATCTCACCGGTCAGTCCGATGTAATCCCTTTTCAGTCTTCCGGTTCCTGCAACAAGTCCATGCTCATATCCAGAAGTCAGTTTAATTAGCTTTGCTTTCATGCTACCTCCTCAAGGCTTCGATAAGCCTCTTTTGTGTTACATCCTTTTCATCCAGAGCCTTCAGCATATCCTCATCAATGGTTCCAGGAACTATGATCTGATAGATCGACACATTCTCTTTCTGTCCCTGCCTGTAGATTCTGGCATTTGCCTGCTGATACAGTTCAAGGTTCCAGTTGGGTAATGTGTACCACACGGCAATGTGGCCGCCTTGTTGAAGGTTAAGACCATGACCCGCGCTTGCTGGATGGATCAGAAGGACATCGATATTTCCATTGTTCCAGTCTCGGACGTCATTTTCATCGTTCAAAGTCCTTACATTGAGGCCCTGAGCCTTTAAATGAGCCGTTATTCGTGAAAGCTCATGACGGTAGTAATAGAACACCATAACCGGATTTCCGTTAGCTGATTCAATCAGATCATCCAGGGAATCAAGCTTTGCATCATGTATCACTTTCGTACCTACATTGTCACCAAACTCATCCTTGATATAGATCTCTCCTGAGGTCATCTGCAGCAGCTGACCACAAAGGACTCCTGCATTCACAGCCATCAGTTCTTCATTGCTCTCAAATTCTAGCACTTTTTCACGTTTAAATGTTGTATAGGCTTTCATGGCTTTTTCTGACATGGTGGCCTTGACCTTGATGTACTGAACAGGGGGAAGCTCAGCACAGTCTTTCTGGTCAAGACTCATGCAGATATCACTGATTCTTTCATAGATCAGTTCTTCACAGCCATCACGCACTTTCCAGTCGTACACGACATGGCCATTCTGCCTTCCAGGCTTAAGGTACCTGGCTCTGAACTCAGACAATGTTCGGCCAAGTCTTTCACCTTGATCCATAAGATAGATCTGAGCCCACAGGTCTGGCACTCCCTTGGGGGCAGGAGTACCTGTTAGACCTATGAAGCGCTCAGTCAGTGGCATCATCTTACGAAGTGCCTTGAATCTTTTGGAACTTGGATTCTTGAATGTGGAAAGTTCATCGATGACAACCATGTCAAAGTCGAACAGATTCTGTTCTACAAGCCATGTCACATTCTCTTTTCCGATAAGGTAGATCTGTGCATCCGCCTGCAATGCCTTCTTACGTTTTGCTGCAGTACCAGCAACAACTGAAAATTTTATGTCCTGAGTATGAGACCACTTTTGTATCTCGTCAGGCCATGTACTCTTTATGACACGTACAGGACCAATGATCAGTATCCTTGCCACTTCGATACCAATTAATTCATTCAATATTGTAAGCGTAGTTACTGTCTTTCCCGCACCCATGGGAAGAAGAAGACCACATCTTGCATGATCCAGGCCGAACTGGATAGCCTTCTTCTGGTAGGCGTGCGGCTTAAATTCGATCAAATCGCTGCTCCATTGGCTCGATACCGGATTCAAGCATTGCTGCAAGCTCATTGACCTGTTCCTTGGTTGAGATACAGAACACCTTGATACCTCGGCTTCTTATGCGCTTGGCCATCTTCTTCTGAAGTTCTCGGGGTTTGCCATGTGGCTTTTTCAGTTCAACAAAGAAAGCAAGGCCTCTGTAGAGTATGAGTCTGTCTGGTACACCGGAAAGCCCTGGACTTGTAAACTTCATTGCTAGACCGCCGATAGAGTTGATCTTATTCACAAGATAGAGTTCTACATTTGATTCTGTGATCATTGAAGCCCCTCCCTGTAATTCTTCATCATGCGCTCCTGCTTAGCCTGGATGATGTCATTGATTTCATCATCGCTTATGCCATAGTAGTATTTCATCTGATCCATGACGATCAGTACATCGGCCATCTCTTCCACAAGGTTGGACCGTAACCCTTTATACTCAAGTGGCTTTACACTTTTTTCAGGATATCGGATCAGCTTTGTGATGGCCTTCTGCAGTTCAGACAGTTCTTCAACAGCCACAAGACTTTGCATCTCGATGCCGTACTGTCCTATATAGACCTTGTTTGTTTCTCGATTCATTGTTTTTACCTTCCTTTCTATGCCAGGACACAGTGGAAACGAAGAAACGGTAGTCCCAACTTTTTCTCTATATATATCATATTTACTATATATTGTTACGCGCGCGTATACATGTGTACACGCATTATATACATTTATATATATTTATTAAGTTAACAAAATTACTGTTTCCACTGTTGCTTTGCTATGAAATAGCTTTTATTTAAAACAGATTTGCCGACAACGCTCTCAAATTTACTGTTGCCATTTTTTATCTTCACTGTTTCCTTGGTTTCCATGTGATTTTTTTACGTTTTTTCACAAGTTGTCGTCACTGTTGCCCACTGTTGCCAGAAGCCCGCTTTTGGAAACGGTCCTGTTTCTAATCTTTGTGTTCGATCACAACACAATTTGCCAGGATTTCCTTCAGTTCTTTACCTGGATCCACATTCTTAAAGTAGCCTTTTTCCTTCATGCACATCAGATTACTGAACTGCTTGAACGTGCCTGGATAACTTTCCTGGACATAGGCATCCAGGATATCCCATTCAACTTTTGTCAGACGACAGTGATCTCCAGTATAAGGATTTGCCATCCAGTCTATTCTGGCAATGGCACAGTTACCCTCGTTTCCAAATAGACATTTATCACAATCTACTTCTCCACAAGCGCATAATGTCTGATCGTCCCCTCTAACACAGAAGGAATCATTGTTCTCGATTTTCATAATCTGTTCGAGATAATGTTCTAAGTTTGTCTCCTTAGTCATAACAAATTTCTTCTTTTTCATTTTCGCTCTCCTGTATTCTTCTATAGATTTCTGACTCAATACTACACACGTTCAGTTCCTTGTCTTCACGTGTCTGTTCTCTAGTTGTATGCCATAAAGACACCATCAGTTTTTCCAGCTTCCTAAGTGCATCCTTGCTTTCAACCGTCACATGCAGCTTGATACCTGCATCTATAAATTCTCTGTTCATTTTGTATCCTCGAATCCATCATAAGTGCTTGCATACATGCATCTGTATGTCAACAGATCCTTATTTCTTTGTTCCAGTTCATACACTAGCTGTTCATTCTGGTATTCCAGACCGTTGATCCTTTCGGACACGATAACGGAATACAGCATCATCGCACCTAGTCCTCCTGCAAAGAATCCAACCATAAAGTAGATCATTTCTTCACCTCGGTTCCAACGTTCTTAACGGACTCTATAAATGTCGTCATACGTACAGTTCTCATAAGACAGAGCCATAACAATTCATTATCTTTCTTTAAGACTTCAAGGTTATCCAGCGTGACGACATAGCATAGAACCGCTCCTGCAAAGAAGCCAACTATAAAGTAGATCATTGGATCACCTCACAGTTTGCTAGAATATCTTTGACTAGCACATTACGGCCACACTTAATATTTTCGAAATAACCCCTCTTTTTTAATTCACCAATCGAATACACTGTTGAAAATCTAGCATCCTTTTCGAATATTGTATCCAGCATATCGTATTCGCATTGTGTTAACTTGTATGTTGGCTTTTTGTACGGTTGATCAAACCATTTTCTTATTTTACTTTTACCAATACATTCACCGTTTTCCTTTGAAAACTCACAATCACTACAACTTGTTGTCTGGCATGACCTAATTTTTTCGTCAGCCATGGCTAAATCATCCATAAAGCGCTCCACTATATCCTTTTTATAATGATCTAGATTAGTCTCTTGCAGTTTCTCTTCTTCAATCCAACCTAACTCCCTAAACTGTTGGATGACTGCTTTTAATTCATCTTGTGTAACTCTATGAGCTACTGACTGATATCCTGAACAAAATTCCTTATTTTTAGGTCTAAACCTGAAAAATGTATAACCACACACATCCTTTGAATACTTTATTAAATCTACGCTATTCACTTCTAACGAATAACCAAGTTTCTCAAACATTTCTTTTGCTTTCATTAAATCCACCCCAGCTCTTCTGCCTGCTTGTAAATAGCTTTTAATTCATCCACTGTTAAACAACCGCTATCTTGAAAATTGCCTACGATCGTTTTGTCTGGATAATAAAATTCAACATTCTGATATGGCCCTTTATCATCCTTTGTCCGATAGTATAAAGAAGCTTCACAGTAATCTCCATAAAGCCCCAGCTTTTCAAACATCTCTTTAGCTTTCATCGTCTTCTCCTTCAAAATCTTTTATAGCTCTTTCCAAGAGTTCGATTTCATCATGCATATCATCAATTTTATTACTTAGCTCAAACACAATCTGGTCCTCTACCTCTTCCATAGCTTCCTCAATTGTTGAAGCTAGCAGATAGTCCCAGTCATCACCGAGCTTTCCAAAATATTCACAAATATAGTCATCCGTTTCAGGATCCTTTGAAATTTTTGCTATGACTTCAGCATAGTAGAACCAGGTATAAAACAAAGCATATGTGCCATCTTCATCAGGAAACCAGTATTTATTTCTTGAAATCATAACCAACCTAGCTCCTTCATCTGCATGTAAATTGCTTTTGCAAATCCGGGACTAATCGTTGAATAACTTAACCCATTTTGACTTGGGAACATTACACATCTATTTACGAATTTAAAGTAATTCCATGGATTACCTCTTTCAACGTATACGATGTACCTATCAGTGGCTTCTCTTAGGTATCCAAGTTTTTCAAATAACTCGTGTGCCATCATTTTATATACTCCTCCAGGTCATCCAGTACATCGTCTACCAGTTCCTTGATGTACTTTAAGCAGCTGACTGAAACATCGCCACTGCTCTGTACTGAGCCTTCATATCTCTTGATCTTATAAGCCTCATCAGCAATTATGTCTACCAGTTCTCCGGTTAGCGTGCATAACTCTTCTAAATTTTTTACCCGATCAGGATCAATACTTGCATCTCCAATCGTTTCATAATTTCCAACCAGCTTACATACGATTTCTAATTTATTTAAATATTCCGTATCTGAGTACATTGTTATTTTTCCTCTTCTTTCATTGGCTCAGGCAGTGGCATCCAGGCAATAACTTTAAAATCATGTAGTACTCGTCTTCTCTCTATACGCCATTTGCCATCCAATGTGAATGATGTTGTAACAGATCTTGATCCATCATCATATTCAATACATACAAGCACCTCTTCTGACCTTGCTCTCCATAAATTATTATCCCATCGATCTGTGCCATAGAATTTAGCAAAGATGCTCTCATGTTCTTCCGGAAGTCTTTCAGTGACAGGAATCCATTCACCGACTTTTGGCTGCTTTTTAATACGGTCAATAAACATGAATAGGCAATCATTCCATCCATTGTTGTATCCACCTTTTTGATTCTGTAAATCCATATCCATCTTATCGTTCAATGCTTCTGGTCTAGATTGAAGCAATACTTTTTCATCTATCATTTTTCTTTCTCCTTTTAAGCTCCGCCTGGTCATATATCTTTTTTAAATGGCTGTGTTTGTAATCACCGCCAGCCAGTGATAGCAAGCCTACTCCGGTCATCATTCTTTTTGGATTTTCACTAAATTTTAAATTACTTTTGTCACCGAATACTTCTCGAAATTTAACACTTAACTCATTAGCTCTATTCTCAGACATTTTTAGTCCTCCTTTAAGCATTCATGCAGCATGATGCAGTACATTGCCTTAATAGCACTTACCGCTTCGTGCCAGGTCATACACTCAATGATTGTTTCACAACCATCTTTGTTTTCATCTGAGTAATCCCTGATCAAGTCGTAAGTTTTACGTGAATCATCACTGCCTTCAAGGAAATAAGCATGTTTAGCGCAAGCATTTATTGACTCTAGCTTAGCCTTTGTTTCTAAATATTCTGTATTCATCATTTCTGTTCATCTTCTTCTTTCAACTTCTGCCCACAAAAAGGACAACGTGGATAATATTTATTTCCATGATATGTTGGAATAGGCACAACCCCATGCTTGCAAGTTGGACAACACAACATCAAATCACCACATGGACCAAACTCAATATCGATAGGTTTCTTTGGCGTTTCTTTATCCATAAAATTCCCCAACAATTGAAAATATGCCTTGGCACGAGCGGTCTCTTCTATCCCTGCTGCTTCGCATGTAACTTGATGTTCTTTTTCAAGAACTTGCAACGCTTTTTGATATCCATTCATTCTCTTTCTCCTTTTAAAAAACTGCAAGAATTATACTGATGATACTAATCGCCAAAATAAACGATTTAATTGTCTCTTCAAGATCTTTGATGCCTTTAGCATGGCACAATATAATCGCCCATATTGAAACAATATATAAGCCTAAGATAAATATGCTAATTATACCTTTAATCTGATCCACAAATGACCCTTGCATTTTAAATAACCTCCAATCTTCTAAAAATAGTGTTCTTAGCTGGCTTAAAATCTTCTTGCCATTCTCTTTTGATTACTTTGAAATTACCTGTATATGAAGGTAATAAATCATTCATAACATATAGGTAATTACTTTTTAGTTGACTGATTAGCGGATGAACAGTAAGAAATGGAAACGCAAGTACATCATCTACATTTTTTATTGACACACTCACACCATCTAGCGATGAAAATCCAATGGATCCAAATCGGTTAGACTTCTCCATTTCGAGCCGTTCATACAGCGGTGCTGCATTTGTGTATACATACACATTCTTAATATTTTGATATGTACTTTTTAACCACATCGCAATGGCACATGGTTCTCCATATTTAAATGGTTCTCCACCCGTTAAACACACTGTGTCTACAGATTCAAACTCTTCTTTTGAAGCAACTGGAATGTTTTTTACATCATATTGTTTGTTGCAACAATATGCGCAATCTCTGTCGCATTTATCTGTAACCAATAAATGCATGACAGGTTTTCTTGTCATACACCATCCTCCTCATCATCTGATCCATGAAAATCAAAGTGAACAGCCTCTTTCAGTTCCTGCAGTGACTTGTCTCCTTGCAATAGTCCCTTATTAATAAGTTCCTTATACTTACGCATATAAAAGTCTGACTTCTTCAGATCTTCTTCCTGACCTTTGCTGGCGGCTCTGTAGCGGTACTTCCATACATTGCATAGACAGAAGGCTGCTACGATATCATCACCAAATACAAGCCTCATCTCATCAAGGCATTCAATAGCATCCTCTCTGCAGTAATGCTTAGGATGATTGATCATATCCACTTTGTCTCCATACGCTACTTTGTTCATTTCAATTGCCTGCTTGCAGTATTCATTTGCTTTTGTCATATCAGCAGCCTCCTAATCTTTCCACAAAGTCCTCATTGATAGCCTGTTTCATCTTTATGGCTCTGTCTATTTTGTGAAGGATTCGATTTACTTTCTTTTCTGTTAGATATCCAATAGGATCACCGATCATTCCATTATCAGCACCTATAAGTGCTAACTCAAATGGAGAAAAGCCATCTCCGTAGGATATGATCCTTCTTTCATACATATGACAGATCACACTTACTTTGATGTCACCAAATTTATAGCCACTGATTACGTTTATACTGTTCCGTACATTGCGTGTGATCTTCTGTAAAAGTTTCATAATCTGTGTGCAATTCAATTTCTGGATTCATTGTTTGTTCTCCTTTTCAAATAACTTCTTAATTTCAGGCCACCTCTTATCCAGCACAAGAGCGGTAGCCTCGCAAACGATAGACCATCTTAAAAGGTCGACAGTGGCAAATGGAAGATCCTTCTTGTTGTCACTGCGGCTCTGTCCCGCCGTCTTCTGCGATGTCATGTGAATCAGTTCATCGACTAGACTTTCCAGGCCTTCCGGGTTTCCGCCACTGTTCTGTCCCTTTTCGAGAAAGTCCCACATCTTATCTTTCATTTGTTCTTTCCTTTCTTCACTATTGTCGTTCCAAGCTTAGCGAGTGCTACACCGGTACGAGTCAGTTCCTTATCTTTTGTGTAAAGTCTATTTCGTGCCATATAGGCACTCTCTGCCTTGCTGACAAGAGTGAGATTATCAAGGTCATAGTTTCTTCTGTCCCCATCCAGAAAAGCACATTTATATCCTTTAGGAATAGGACCATGAGCTTTTTCATAAATAAGAGCATGCTTGGCTTTCCAGTTCTCTGTTTTCTTTCCCTTGTACTTGTCAGCTACCTTTACATACACATAGCCGTCCTTGCTCTCAAACTCAGTTCCGATAGGACACCAGTTATGTGGCCTAAGTCCTTTTTGGAAACTTCCACTGTTACCACCAACATTGAACATACCAGTAGTATCCTTGTTAACTGGAACATTCCCCTTTTTGAACTTAGTATCAATTCCTGAAACTATCTTGTGATTCTTCTTGACGGACTGTATCTGCTGGCGGGTAAAGTTAGTACCCCAGTGCTCATTGAATATTCTTGTAATCTCATCAGATTCTCTTCCAGGAGCAATCTCTCTGAGATACTCAATCTGTTCTTTGGAATATTTTCTACAGCTTCCAAGGCATCGTCCTGGTTTAACGCCGCTTTTCAAATTATGATTTCGCTTGTAGTTGTCTATCTGCTTTTCTGTAAACGAAGTGCCAAACTCTTCGTTGATCATCTGCGTAATCTCACTGACTTTTCGGCCTTTAACGATGCTAACCAGGTAGTCATGCTGTTCTTTACCGAGTAAATACTTAGGCATTATCCTATCTTCTTTCTGCCTTCGATTCTCAGCATCTCAGGAACCTGATCAGGATCTCTGTCGTCCATCGCATATTCCATTTTCAGCTTCTCTGCTTTTAGCACAGTATTGGCATTGGCAATGATCATACCGGCAATACTTTCAATAGTCCGGCTTTTCTTGATCTGCTGCTTTAATGCATCACCTTGCAGATCGTCATCATTTAGACGTTCGATCTGTTCGAAGAGAATGTTGTTCAAATCTGTTAATTTATTCTCCATATTTGTTTTCCTTTCAAATTGTTGTTACTTCTTCGGCCTTAAATAGACTCTCTGTTTTCCATAGGAAGCACCACGCTGTCTTATGGACCCAGTACGCTTCCAGCCGATGTGATCCATGATAGCTTTCAGTTCTCTTTGATCTGAGTTTGAAAATCTTACTTTTACATCGTTGAAGACCTCGCACCATATCTCTAACAGACTTACACAGTCACGTTCTTCAACTCCTTCATTCTTTGGATTCTCAAGCCACTGAACACGGGCGCCTACTTCCATATCCAGCCAGTTTTCCGGAAGCTTTCTGTCCAGGTACTCACGAACCATATCCTCACGCACACTTCTGTACGTGTATTCTTCCTGAGCTTGTTGCGCTTGCTTCAGAAGTTCTCCGTCCAGGAATAATGGTTCATGCTCCTTGAATCTCTGCTTTGCTTCGGCAAAGATCTGATCACGTTCTTTAGGAAGCTGTGTAAATACAACCTTCGTTGCACGCTCTGGATCTGTTCCAATTGGCCAAAAGCGACGGTTACCTGTGTAGTCCCGTAAGAACTCTGTGTCATTCGTGGTACCGAAGAAAACGCACTGTCTTGGGTTGTCTGTGACCCTTCTTGCGTAGGCCTTGCGGTATCTGTCATCACGCTTACTGATAAATTGCTTCATGGATTCGATGTCTGCTTTTCTAGCTGCAGATAATTCAGACCATTCAACGATCCATGATCCATGCAGTGCCTCGTATCCTTCTTTTCCTGCAATCGTAGTGATTGAATCCGAGAACCAGTCACCGCCAAGGATACTGAGCATATGTGATTTACCGATACCCTGCTGACCTACGAGCACAGGCATATAGTCCATCTTGCAGCCAGGTACATAGATACGGTTCACGGCAGCTGTAATCGACTTACGGGCTACGGCTCTTGTATAGGCACTGTCATGTGTTCCTAGATAGTCAATAAACAAAGTATCCAGTCTAGGCACTCCGTCCCATTCCAAACTGTCCAGGTAGTCTCGTACTGGATGAAAACTGTTCTGTTCCTGCACATAGGCTACAGCGTCATCAATCTTGCCTTTGGCCACGATGTGATAGGTCTTTTCAAGATAGTAGCGAAGTGAGGCATCATCTGTATCGTTCCAGGTCCTGTCAGTTGGGTTGAACTTCCACCATGGAAGACTTCCCGTTTTGACCGGCTTTTGAGCGAACAGATCATTGCCACCGATAGAGTCTTTCAGTTTGGGATCATACATCAGGATCTTGACGATGTTGTCGGTAGTCATTCTGAAGTTTCCATGCTTGTCGACATCCAGGTTTTCAAGCCAGTTTACTTCATCATTACCCCGTTCTACTGTCTCATTACCCCGTTCTACTGTCTCATTACCCCGTTCCTGCATCTCATCTGCAAAGTCATTCTGTATTTCGTTCTGCTTGTCCTTTGCCAGCTGCTTTCTTGTTAGATCATCCTTTTGCATCATTTCAACCATGAACTCATTGGACTCACTGTCTGTGGCATCCGGCCACAGATGCAGTCTTACAAGATCATAGGCATTGCATAGCATCTGTCCGGTTGGATCGGTACTGTGGTTACTGTAAGCATACTTGTCTTCATAGATGACAAGCCCTCCTGCAGTAGAACCTTTGGCATAGGTGTAGCGGTTTGCATCGTTATCCACAGGTACATAGTCGTCCGGGATAAACTTAGCGATAGCTTCATGTATGTTGTAAGCACGGCAGAAGGCACCAATCCATCCGGACTTCGTTAATGGATCCTCCTGCTTGCCTGTAATCTTCTTATGTAATTCAGTTTCTCTTGACGAGCGTGGCCAGAAGCTCATGTCTGTCCAATCGTCTACATTTTTCAACACGATATCCACGTTTAGAAGTATTCCGTCGATTTCCTTGAAGACATAGTCTCCATCGCTTGAAGTCGATGGCCAGAACATCATACGAGCCGGCTGATAGGTCGTGTCATCAAAGATATCCATATCGATCCTTGATGCGACCCATCTAGCCAGGAACTCATATTCATCCGGATTCACGTTCCTGGATAATGGAAGGATCCATCTGAATTTAGGATGTTCCTTTGTATGCTTATGTGTTGAATAAATACATCCTTTAAAGTTTGCTTTTTCATTGATCAAATCAATGAAGTTACCGGGTGCAAAGTCTGCATCCAGTGTGATACAGCTTCTGGAGATAACTGACTGATTGTTTCGTTTCCCTTCTCGTAGTTCCCCTGCAACAAAGCCTCCTACATCCTTGATCTCTGACTGCTGGTCTCTTGTCATGGATGCATACTGTGCTACGGTCTCACTTGTTCTTTTCGTAACGCTCAGTTTATCCATCAGAGCCTGCCACGACATTTCCTGGTTGTAGTACTGCCTCTGTCTTCGGTTCTTACATGTGGCAATCTTCATGTGTTATCTCCTTTCTGTCTGCTTGTTCTTATCTTTCATTCGACTCAGAATATTTTTCTGATCATTTCTAATTGTGTTCACAGAGTCCAGTGTCTCTGTACTGACTTTTTTGATATCCTGGAAGACCTGCATGGTCTCCTGAGATAAAACAGTATCCTGTGCAGGTTCTTCCATAGTCCGGTTCAGATGAGCCAGTGACAGAGCGATACTGTCCAGACGGTTGCAGATGCGATCTCTTGCATTGTCTATTGCCTCGATCAGACGGTCTACATCATCCATACTGGCCATATCGTCCTGTCTTCTCTGTTCTGCGGGTTTATTTAAATAGCAGAGCCTTTGTTCGATAGCTTTTACCGAGCGTCCCTGAAGCAGAGTACTGTATGTACCGTGTATCTGCTTTGCGTTCAGTCCGATAGAAGTAAGCTGTCTTAAAAGTTTGTCCTCTGCATCTATCCATTTAGCTGACATCATCATTCTCCTGTCATGCACCAAGTCTAGGTGCTTCTGCGACATCCAGTCCAAACACAAGCTTCAGCATCCATATCAGAAAGCTAAAGACAAGTACCCAAAGGATGCCGACAATGATTTCTCTTTTATACTTCTTCATACTGTTAATCCTTCTTGTAGTAGGTACTTGTAAATCCATCACCCACAAGGATCAGATCCGGTGCCCACTCAATAGGTTTGGCCATCACTTCCAGCAGCTTCTCAAAAGCTTCCTGTTCAACGCGGGCATTAGCTTCACATATGACCTCATCATGTACATGCATGACACAGTCAACACCTATAAGGTCACAGCCTTTCATCGTCTCGCATAGACAGTCTCGTGCAATGGCCTGAACTACATTTTCCGTTAGCTTACCGCCCCATGTATTTATCCAGCACCACTGACGTGTAGTCTGATTCAAGCCCATGAACTTGACCTGGCCATCTTCGATACACGGCGAAACATAGGCTATCCTTCTGCCATTAGGAAGCTGAATGTACACATTGCCATGTGACTTGAAAACAGCCATGTTGCGGTCAAGCTGTGTATAGCCTCCATTGATAGCCTTCTCAAATGCATGCCCTAAGGCATACCAGAAGTTAGGAATATTCGGACTGGCCTGTCTCCATTTTGTTACGATCTCCTGCTGCTGTTCCGGCTCGATCCCCATCTTGCTTGCACCAAAGGCTTCCAGTGCTGCCGTTCCGCCTCCATATCCAAGTGCCAGCTCGGCAATCTTTCCTTTCTGCCTTAAGTGTCCGTTTACTCCATGCTTTTCTACAGGAACACCAAACATCTGACTGGCAGACGCACAATAGATGTCGCCTCCGTTTTTGAAGACATCCTGTCTCCACGTTGTACGTGTAAGCCATGCGATCACACGTGCTTCGATTGCACTGTAATCGGCAATAGCAAATACGGTTCCGGGACGAGGTATGATCATTGTTCTTATCAGTGTCGAGAAGACATCATTCATTGAGCCGTAAAGAGCTTCCAGTGTTGGCCAGTCCTTCTGAGCTACCAGATTACGAGCCGTCTCCATATCATCAAAAGAGTTTCTGGGGAAGTTCTGTGGCTGGATCAATCGACCGGCCCATCTTCCTGTACGGCCTCCAAAGAACTGGAAGCATCCTCTGACTCTTCCATCACTGCATGCAGAACGGATGAAGGCTTCATATTTCTTGACACTTGTCTTTCCAAGTTCCTGACGTATCTCAAGAACTCTTCTTGCCTCGTCGCTTATATCCTCTTTTAAAAGGTCCTTAACGACTTCTTTTGTAATACTGTTTACTGTGATACCCTGCGTGTCAAACAGCCACTGTTTCAACTGCATGACACTCTGCGGGTTATCCAGCTTTGTAATTTCCTTAGCCTCTTTTGCAAGGCTTTCACTCAGTTCTTCATGGTAGTTCCACATAGACTGGATCAGGTCAACGGCTACCTGGATACCTCTGTCGTTGATATGCTGATCCATGTACCAGTTCTCCCACTCGAAGTCAGGAATCTCACCCATGGCATCCAGTGTATTGTAGATAGCCTGCTCAGACTCAACATCACGTTTGTTGTATTCGATGAAGGTCTCCCACTTATCCGGTGCGTGCTTAGGAAGATTGATCGTTCTTCCGCCATTGGCCTTAGTTGGCTTGCAAGGACAGCAGAAGTACTGGATCAGGCGCTTACCGGTTGCTAGCTTGACTTTGTCATCATCCAGTCCTAAAGCAGGACCTAAGGAAGCAAGAGCACCCGGATAGCCATGTTCTACAGCCATGATCATCGTATCCTTCCACTGTTCAGGTGGAAGAAAACCTTCATAGCTTAGCTTCTTGTCAAAGTCCTTCGAGTACCAGTTATCCAGTACCTGCAGGTCTTTTAAATATCTTGTCAGACAGACTCTTTCAAAGTTGGCATTATGAGCTACCTTGATAACGTTCTCGTCTGTAAGTGCATTTAAAATCGATATAGGAAGATGTCCTCCATTGGTCATGTCTATCACAGTTACTGGTTCATCATTAAATGCATATCCAAATAAGAGAATCCTGAAGTCAGGACTCTCTGCATACTTGTATACTCCGCTTTTTCCAAGATCTACACTTGAATAGGTTTCCAGGTCTATATGAAGAAGATTCTTATAACCAGCCATTGTCATCAGTGCTTTCTACTTCATCTGCAAAATCAGAGGTACCAGAAGCACGACCACCAAGATAGTCACCGTCCATTGTCTTCAATACATTAGACAAGCCACAAGAGATTCCGCCTGTTCCCTTGATGTATGGGAAGAAGTTGAATGTGATCTTTCCATAGCATCCTGAATAGACTTCTGCTGCAATCTGTTCTTTAGGAATGATTACTAACTGGCCGCCCTGGATCTTGCACACATCCGGTGCTGTCGTTGATTTAGCGCTTAGCTTGTACATTCCTTTATAGTTTGCATCTGACATTAATCTTGGATCCTGATCACAGTCGACCAATAGTCCTTTGTCAGAACCTGCAGGACGGATGAAAGGTGTAGCCTTTGTCGCAAACGAGTTGCCATAATCGTTGATACCTTTTTGTCTAGCCGCATCATAGTTAGCTTTGATCGTATTCAATGTAGCCTTGTCTGACTTGTCGATCAGAATGTCCACACTGTATTTCTTGTTTGGTCCATCTGCATATGCGTATGGTTCTGCCAAGTGACAGAATGTGAATCTTACGACTCCTGTTTTTGCTTTTTGAATTGTTGACATTGTAATTACCTCTACTTTCTTTTTTTTTAATGTCTACTGAACTTCATCCTGGAAGTCCTCAACTCCGGTCTTAACGATCGAAGGACGCTTGTCTGACTCTTTTACTAAAGTCGGCTTTCCTTCCGGCTTGTCGATGTAGGGACTTGCCAGTTCTGTGAACTTCTTCTTTCCTACAAGCTTTTCCAAATTCGTGATGGATAACAGCTCCTTTGGCTTAAGAAATTCGTCTTCCTTAAATCCTTCGTCAATTAATAGCTTTTGCACGGAATCCGCGTCCACGATCTTTCGACTGCTTCTTCCTTCAACGACTTTGTAGCCTTTGTAATGAACACCCGACAGAGCCTGGTTCAAGGCAAACTCCTTGATGTCGGCACACCATTTCTTCATCTCGCTCAGTCTAGGAAGCAAGGATGCAACCTCATCATCTGTAAGAAGCATGGCATCATACAGTTTGTTCTGTTCTGCAATCGCAACGTTCATCTTGGCTCTTTCCTTGCAGTTGGCTTTCACCTTGCAGAACTGGCACCACTTGCCGGCTTCCTGTTCTCCCTGACCGTCCCAGGCCTTCTTGGCCGCAGGCTTGATGACATTCTCCATGTAGTCACACAAGTCTACGGTTGAGATCTCATAGGTACTGATATGATCCAGACGAGGCTGGAAGATATGCATCTTCACCTTGTCGAATGCATAGTAGGCTTCATACTCATGAAGAGCTCCTGCTGCATAGATCAGCAACTGAGAGTTATGAGGTGCATATACAGGCACACCTTTTCCATATTTAAGGTCGATCACATGCAGTGTATTGTCACTGACGATAACGGCATCGCTTGTTCCGAATCCTTCAGGAATCCACGGAGTCAGATCCAACTGAACCTCGATATCCAGTTTGGCATCACCACATGTCTTCTTTTCCGTGTTCAGTACTTCGATAACGTAGTCACGATAGGCCGTAGTACATTCATCCATTTCACCATCATCGCATTTCACTTTCCTGCGAGGATGGCCCTCGACATAGTTACGAAGTTTCTCTTCGGCTTTGGAATGAGCCAGTGTTCCTTCGGCTGAATAGATACTGGCCTTTTCCGTCATATGTTCTTCCAATCTTGCTGATGGAGCACAGTGGATCCACCGGTTTGAACTGGATGCGGAAAGGACCGCATGGAGGCTAGGCATGCAGTACCTCCCATAATTCCTGATGACGTTCTTTAGGAATATCTGTTAATTTCTTCTGTCCAAACTGAGCAAAGATAGCTAGAAGCTTTTCAAGTCCATGTGTCTGCTTGAACTCGGCACAGGCTCCACGTAATTCTTCAAAGCTGTGTTCTACTGTCTGAGGCTTTTCTGCTTCAGTCTTTGCAGTCTCACAAACAGGTTCTTCTTGAGTTGTCCAATCTTTGGCCAATGGAATTTCATTCTCAGTTGTCTTACCCTTATGAGATGGTGCCTTTTTGTTCTCTTCCCAGGCAAATGTTTCTGGTTCAGGTAATGGACCTAACGAATCCATTCTTTTCACATCTAGCTCTTTAGCTAGATCCAGGATCTTTTTTGCGTTGTCAATCTCTTCCAGATTGAACTGCATAGTTAACTGATAGTACATTTTTATTCATCCTCCTCTACGATTGTGCTTTTGACATTCTCAGCGTGTTCAAGCATCATTTGTACAAAGTCATTTGAGAGTCCACTAACCAGTTTCTCAATACCCTTATGAGCTTCAGAAACTTTTATACCGGCTAGGTAGCAAAGTAAAGCCATCTGTTCGTCGTTGTAGTCTGCACCAATTACAATATGACTTTCCTTATCACTCTGACTGGCTATCTTTGCCGTGATTGTGAACAAAGTCTTGTCCTCTGCATCTATTGCTTTTTCAAGCAGTTCGAGTTCTTCTTTCAACTCTTTGATTCTTGTTTTTAAATCATCATTCATTTTTCTGTTTTCCTTTCTAATGTGATATAATGTAGGAAGCTAAAGACATTTCGAATCTTAGCCATGAGTCAGCGTTTCGTCCCGGTGACTCATTTTTTTATGTCTTCTCGAGTCCTACAACCTGAACACCATGCGTTGTGATATAGATTTTTGATAGGAAGATATTTACAACAAGAGCAACTTAGTCGATGTTTATTATGGATACTGGCTTGACCTGCCAGTATGCACAGTGTTCAGGTTGTAAGATTCGAGACGCTTCCACGTTATTCATCATTTTTTCTTTTCTAGTTTTTCCTTTTCCACATTACGGATAAAGTCGATGACTGACTTTCTTAGTACCTCTTCAAACTGTGGATCCTTTGAAGCAACTACAGTTACACTCAATCTGGATCACCATCCTCGATCTTCTTGATTGAGATACAGAGTGCACATTCCCTTTGATCATTTTCCGGCTCAAAGTCACATGAACCCTCATAAACTCCGCATCGGCATTGCCCCATATAGTAGAATGGGCATTCCGTTATATCGATTTCATCAACGATAAGTTTCATACGGATCAAGCCTCCTTTCTATAACTGAAGCGACTGGATCGTACTGCAGACAAACCATGTGCCTAATAGGCAGCTGATCACAAGCAGCACTCCAACAAAAAGCACTAAGTTAGCAACTGTCTGCTTTCTTGAGACTGCCTTCTCTCTTTTATCCAGTTCAGAGTATCTGTGCATCATTCTTGTATACTCTGTTTCATGTGAATTGTTTGCGAATGGAGCAAGCTCACACTGCTGTTCCATAATGGCATCGGCCTTCTTTACGGCCTTTGCTCTAGATGTTGATTTTGCGGTCGGCATAATGTTATTTCCTTTCTTATCTCCTTTAAAAAATTCTTGCTATAATTGATTTAGAATATGAGGTGTTGTGCATGCTAGAATTCATAACTGAAAATATTAATATCCTAAATTTAATCATCAGTACTCTTGCCTTATTAGCTGCTATCTATGCCGTCGTTTATACCCATGTGTTTAATCGTCGCCAAATAGAAGTTGATGGTTTCTATATTGATCCATCTAGAGAAGAAGCAACTGAACTGACATTTTCAATTAATAATATTTCGCCAAAATCTATCACAGTGAATAAAATCTCTTTTATGTGTGATGGTATAGAAGTTCAATCCTTTGATGATCACAAAGACGAACCAGAATATGTTTCCGGTCCTTTAGGAATAAAAATCGAGGTCCCTTCATTGGACAATGGAATACCAGATATTCTTGAATCTCCAACTGTCTTATTGCCAAATTCACATATGGAATTTACTTATTACTTACCCCATTTCAAAAAAGCAAATATTAGAATAAGCTGTAACCAAAGGATCCATCATCTATCAAAAGAACAAACATTCTCAGTTCCTAGACAAAGTAATTAAAATAATGATCTGACAAATCAAAGTGCAAAAATTCATCAACAAAGTTAAAGCTTGCATTTAATTTTCCTTTCTAACCTCCTGTATAATTAAGTCAGGAGGAATACTTATGAATACAAATTTCAAAGACATAAATCTTTATATTCATGAACGATATAAACTGTTCTGTTTGCGCTGGGTCAAGAAACAGGTAACGGAGGCCTACTTTGGTAAAGAAACTACCAGAAAGCTTGCTGCATTACATTTTCTTGAGGCTCGCTACGAATTCAGTGATACAACGAAGACTAAAGTCATGAAGTCCACTTTCTATGAACTGACGGATACTTACTTCAGATACTGTGTCTGGAGAAGAAACCGATTCTTCTATGGAGCACTGTGGCCGCAGCTTGTTGCAGGTATCACATCTCTAATAGTCTCAGTACTAACAGTAGTAGTACTAATGAGCTTAGGACTGCGATGATCAGATGATATTGCAGTCTTTTCTTATACAGAACCTGGAAGAACTCTTCTGTTGCTTCATCGATTCCGTACTGTTCAATAAACTGTTTTCTCAGTCTTTCATAATCTTCTTTTGTTTCGTACATATGTTTCCTTTCTTATCTCTGAGCGGCATTTGTGGTGCCACTTCACTAGGACATTTTGTCTTTTGCGAAAAGTTGGTATCTTCATGTCCTTGCTAAAAGCTTCTGGATCTCTGCTAAAGGGGTTTATTATATTTTTTTTGACTACTTTTTCTTTCATCTGCTTTGAATGTGAGGTAGGTAGAGCGCAGACTGAAAGAGCGTCATATGACTCGAACGAAATTACAGGATCCAGTATCTTGCGGCGACAGGTTTTCCTTTCTAACCTGGGGAAATAGCACCTCAAGTACTGACCAGAGAGTTTTGCATTTATATGCACTTCTTAAGATTCGGTGATACTATGTATCCTGGAAGGAGGTGTCAGCAATGCCTGAATTCAAAGAGGCTGAATTTAAGAATCCTAATTTGCACTCTTACTCAGTTCCGGACATACCCGAAGATGCAGCATTCTCAGAAGATATAACTGCTGAATACATCCAAAGACTGTATGAACAAGCAATCGTAGATTCAAAAGAATCAAAAATAGAAGCAAGAAAAGCAACTATTCTTTCCGTTATTTCTATACTGATTGCTCTTGCATCACTGATATATAGTATTTTCTTTTAATGCAGTGCTTTATACGTTGTAACGATGATACTGATAATAGAAATCAGTATCGCAATAATTGAGCAAATATTTGAAGCTTTGTACCAATTCATTTTCTTTTCTCCTTTGTATGCTGCAAGCATACTTTTTCTAATTTTCTATGTGCTACAATTTCCTTTTGGAAGGAGGTGTAACAAATGACTAAGATATATGCCTGTTTAATTGGTAACTGGGTCTGCCTGAATGATGATCCCGAATGTAAGATGGGACCGAATCAGGTTAGTCCTCTTGTCTGGTGGGAAGAAAATGCTTATCTTTATGCACCACTTACACGAAGGTCTCCAGATACTCTTTATGAATTTCCTTATCTGAATATCCTTTATAAGGGAACCGACTACAGAATCAGTCCTTATCACGTTCAGATAGTGTCGTCACAAGTCCAGGGAAATCATAATTAACAGAATATTTTCTCAGCTCTTCCAGACTTGGCATTGGTACACTCGCCTTTTTGGAAGAGTACTTTCTTTGTACATAAAGTACGATTTGTTCCCATTCATTAGGCTTTAGTTTTGAAATCAGACCTAACAGGGTATCTAACTCATCTTTTCTCATATAAGACACTCCTCATCCTCGATGTCTTCTTCCTGACGTCCGCCACAGAACTTGTTGATGAAGTACACCTGGCCTTTTCCAGTCACCTTCGTTGTTCTCGTTTCTAATGGCGGTTTGTCTCCTCTTTGAACTGTTCTTAAGATGATTTCGAACAGACCAAGCTCCAAAGCTCTCTGTGTCGGCTCGCATGAACCTTTGCAGATATAGCCTCTTTCACGCATCCAGGCATATAATCTCTTCTCACCGATCTCGAATCCGTTCTGCTTGATCAGATGTGCAAGCTCACGAATCAGGATGGCCGAGTCAGAGGCAACCACGCTGTCTGCGAAGATTACTTTTGGCTTCTGTTCCTCTAATTTATTATTCGTTTCTTCCAGTTCCTTTGTTTTCTGTTCCAGAAGTACTTTCTGCTCCTTGATCATCGTATCGGCTTCCAGTACGGCCTTGGCTAAAAGCTCTTCCCTTGATAAAGGCTTTGGAGCATACTTTCCAGTCTTGCGAATCTGTGGTAGGACTTCACTCGTGATCCAGTGCTTGAACTCCTTGGCGCTTGGAAGCTTGCTGGATAAAATAAGTGAGTACAGTCCTGACTCGTTGATGATAGTCATTTCTTGGGTTCCTCCAGGGGTGTCACATTTCGTTACACCCTTATCCTCTTGATCCACATGCCTGGCTAGAGCATCCTTTGGCCTTGAGTATCCTAGAATGTTTGCGACATCTTTTCCAACAAACCAGGGTTGTCCATCAATGCATAAAGATCTTACTTTTCTGTTTTCAAATTTAAATAATTGCAGGTCATTCATTTTACTTGGTTTCCTTTCTATATCTCAGATATCTTATTTGCTATAACCGTCCACTATAGTTGACAGTTAGAATAAAAAAATATCTGACACATTTGAGTTTAAGGCTTCCGCGATACTAAGCATTGTATTTTTAGTGATGTTAACATCATCGCCATTCTCAATTCTTGAGATTAAATAACGAGATACATTTGCTTTTTTTGCCAATTCCTCTTGTGTCAGATTTTGTTCAACACGATATTCTTTTACTTTGTTTTTCATGTCGATCACTCCTTTCATTGTCAATTATAGTTTACACCATGCGCCGTGTCAACTATAAATTACATTTTTATTGATTTTTTAAATTATGTATTGTATAGTTGACATGAAAGGAGCACTATATGAAATTAGGAAAGATAATAAAAGACTATATTAAAGAACACGATATCTCTATCAGAGAATTTTCTAGGCAAAGTGAACTATCTAATACATATATAACAAATATAGTAAACAACGAAGATTCAAATCCCAGCGTAGAAGCTTTAGGTAAAATTGCATCTGTAATGGGCTATAGCACAATACAATTATTTGAAATGCTTGATGGCGATCAAATGTTTCATATAAATACTACTCCAAGTTATACGCTGTCTGAAAATGAAAAAGATATTATAGATAAGTACAGAACCCTGGATGATAAAGGTAGGCATACAGTAAATACTATTCTTCGTATGGAATATGAAAGAATAAAGGACAATAAATAAAATATGGCCTAGCTTATAAAGGGGGGCCGTGAAACGTAGCCCCCCTTTGGTAATAGGATGATAAACTCAATAACGAAACGTTACCGAGTTTCCCAACGGTAAAACATAAAAAAAAGAACACTGGCTAGGCGTTCTTCACAATAGAAGGTGTATTCCTTTTCTTCAGTGTTCCCTTTGGATGGAGTCCCATTTTAGGACTGCGCATATAAATAATAAATTTTCTATAGTCTAAAAATCGGGTGCTGAAGGTACATTATTTTAACTTCAAAGATTT